TTAAAAACAGCGGTTCAGAATTATATGGATAATTCTGAGACTACTTTTGTGAACACGTTGGATACTTTTATACAACAAGCGGAAAACCGGATTTTTAATACGATTGAGCTGAACGTATTTAGAAAGAATGTCACAGGTACGGCCGCTTCTGGAAACACTTATCTTTCTGCACCCACAGATTTCGTTGCTCCTTTAAGTTTGGCGGTTTTAAACAGTGACAGCGAATACACTTATTTATTGTTGAAGCACCCTAGTTTTATGCGTAATTACACACAATCAGCGGCCACCACGGGGACACCCAAGTTTTATGGCCAGTTTGACGACGATACTTTTATATTGGCGCCCACGCCGAACGCCAACCTGACATTTGAACTGCATTATTTATATGAGCCTAACTCACTAACAACAACCGGGGACAGTGGAACCACTTGGGTTTCAACAAACGCCCCCGATCTATTGCTTTATGGAACTTTAGTAGAAGCCAGTGTTTTTATGAAACAAGACTTAAACGAAACAAACATGTTTGAACAACGTTTTCAAGAGAACCTTGTTCGAGTCAAAGAGCTAATGGAAGGAAGAGCCACGAGAGACGAAAACCGCTTTGATAGGCAAAGAGTCCCTCAACAGTAATAAATGCTAGAAAACAAACACATTGCCTTAGTGGCTATGGGGCAAAGCCAACTGGATTATCATATGAGTATTTCTCACAGCGAGGAATACGATGAAGTGTGGGCCATTAATTCCATGTGCGCGGTTGTCAAGTGTGACCGCGTGTTTATGATGGACCCTGCTTCCCGTTTCTTTGATACTTTCGATGCTGGACCACAAACCCGTGTGATGAGAAAAACGCTTCCTAGATTAGACGTCCCAATATATTCTTGCGAACTTGATAACAGAGTTCCGGCCATAGAATTGTTTCCTTTAGAAGAATTGGTTAAAGCGTTGGGTTGCGCATATTTGAACAACACGATTGCCTACGCCATTGCTTTTGCTTTATTAAACAAAGTGGGAAAACTCAGTCTTTTCGGAGCAGATTTCAGCTATAAAACAAACGTCCATTTTGGAGAGTTGGGCAGAGGGTGCTGTGAGTTTTGGTTGTCCAAGTGCATGGACGCGGGAATGGATGTTTCGATTGGAGCACGCTCTCCAATATTGGACACTACAGTTCCTTTAAAAGAGAAACTCTATGGCTACCATAGACTTGATAACCCTCCTGTAGTATATTTAGACAAAGGTGAACTGGTTGTCGGAAAATTCTCTGATGTTATGAAGGAAGAAGCGCCTTCAGGAGTATCGGGGAGACAAGACATTGGTCCACCAGAACCAGAGAAATATTAATGGAAACTGATTCATTTACACTCTCCATAGGAAACCTTGGAGTAAAAACAACACATGGTAGAGGCCATACAGTAGAAGAAGTTGCTGAAATGGCCACTGATAAACTGGTTTCGGTGAGCGACACAGCGCCGGGCCCCATTAGAGCGCAAGCCCATGCCTTTAAAAAAGCGTGTCTTTTTATTATTACTTACTACATGAAAGAGGCAATTAAAAACCACATGTGTACAATAGGTAATGAACTGGAATCGCAAGGTCATAAGGATCTTGCAAATATTATTAGGAGACTATAATGGCTATAACTCAGGCAATGTGTACTAGCTTTAAAAAAGAGCTTCTACAGGCGAAACATAATTTTTCGACTGGGGGAAACACTTTTAAGCTGGCTTTATACACCAGTTCTGCCACTATGTCTGCTTCTACCACTGCTTACTCTACTTCGCAGGAAGCAACAGGAACCAACTATACAGCAAAGGGAGGCACGTTGACCAAAGTGGAACCAACCACTTCAAGTACAACGGCTTACACCGATTTTGCTGATCTAACTTTTGGTACTTGCACAATTACTGCGAGAGGTTGCATGATTTTCAATGACACAGCTACAGGTGATCCATCTGTTGCAGTTTTTGATTTCGGTGGAGACAAGACAAGTACCGCAGGAAGTTTTACCATATCTTTCCCAACCGCAGACGCAAGTAACGCTGTTATTAGAATAGCGTAGGTAAGCCATGTCGCTTACAGGCTGGGGTCGAGGCACTTGGGGTCAAGCCGGCTGGGGCTCTGCTATACCTGTCGATATTACAGGGGTCGCAGGCACGGGTGGTGTTGGCTCTTTAACTGTAACAGGACAAGCGAATGTTACAGAAACCGGCGTTGCTGGAACAACCGCTCTTGGTTCTTTAAGCATCAGTGCTGATGCTAATGTTACAGAGACAGGTGTTTATGGAACGGGCTCGGTAGGAAGCTTAACCGCTACTGGCGCAGCCACTGTTACAGAAACCGGCGTTGCTGGAACCGGCGCAGTCAGTTCAGTAAGCATTTCCGCTGATGCCAATGTTTCTGAAACCGGAGTCGCAGGAACCGGCTCAGTTGGCTCTTTAACCGCTACCGGCGCCTCAAATGTTTCCGTTACAGGATTAGCTGGAACCACCGCTTTAGGCACTGAAACCGTTAGTGGTGATGCCAATGTCAGCGAAACAGGAGTAGCGGGTACTGGTGCAATAGGTACAGTCATTGCCAATGGTACAGCCATTACAGGTGTTAGTGGCGCGGCATCAACCGTTTCCCAGGGCGATGAAACAGTCACTTGTGACGCAAACGTCTATCCAACAACGGTTGTTGGAACCGGCGCAGTAGGATCTCTAACCACTCAAACCCAAAACACTGTTTCAATTACAGGGGTTGCTGGAACCGGCGCAGTTGGTGATCCATCGGTCATTATAGGTGTCGATGCTTCAATTACAGGGGTCTATGGAACAGGCCAAATCAGTCAACTCCTTGTTTGGGGGAACATTGTTCCAGGGCAAGACGCTGAATGGGCCGCAATCGACGATTCTCAAACACCTGGTTGGTCCGAGGTCGACGATTCTCAGTCCCCAGATTGGACAGATGTTGCGGCATAGCATAATTAAGATTATAATCAATTAAATAAACAGAGGCATATAATGGCAACTTATGTAAACGATCTAAGACTCAAAGAAATCGCCACAGGCGATGAGTCGGGTACTTGGGGAACGAGTACAAATACAAATTTAGAATTGGTGGCGGAAGCCTGGGGTAGTGGCTCAGAAACCATTACAGGTACTTCTCACACAATTACAATGGCAGACGGTACTTCTGATGCAGCGAGAGCTTTTGCTTTAACGCTTGCAGGATCAATTACCGCAACGAATACAGTTACTCTCGCACCGAACACAGTCAGTAAAACGTGGATTATTCAAAACAACGCGGGTTATCAAGTCACCATATCTCAAGGCACAGGCGCAAATGTCGTGATTCCGAATGGCGGAATCAAGATGATTGTTACCGATGGTGCTGGAGCAGGCGCAGCAGTCACCGATGTACTAGATATGACAGGCGGTACAGGCAATGTCGGACTGGGTTCTGGTTCATTAGGCACAGCCATGACCACAGGAACGAATAACGTAGCCATAGGCGATTCTGCCCTTGACGCGTTTACAACTGCTTCGAGCAACGTAGCCGTGGGGGATGGTGCTGCTGGTGCAATAACAACAGGGGGTACTAATGTAGCTGTTGGTGCAGGCTCTATGGCAACAAACACCACAGGGGCTTCAAATATAGCGCTTGGTTATCAAGCACTATATTCTAATACCACGGCAGATGATAATATAGCTATCGGTGAAAACACCCTGTTTGCTAACACCACAGGTGCAAACAATGTTGCTATAGGTAATTATACCTTAGATGCTAACACCACAGCATCTAACAACACAGCAGTTGGTGCGGCTGCATTAGGTGCAAATACCACAGGACATTCAAACGTGGCAGTTGGTAAAGGAGCATTAGACGCTAATACAACAGGGAATGGTAATAACGCTTTTGGTTTAGATTCACTAGGAGCAAACACAACTGCTGATGGTAATTCAGCTTTCGGACATGAAACATTATTAGTAAATACCACAGGTGCAAATAATACTGCTATTGGTAAAGAAGCCTTAAAAGCTAACACCACAGGTACACAAAATGTAGCAGTAGGAGCTGCATCTTTAGACGCAAACACGACAGCAAGTGAAGGCACAGCAGTAGGTTGGAACTCTTTATCATCAAACACTACAGGAGCAAGTAACGTAGCTATTGGTAAGAGTGCTTTATCATCAAACACAACAGCAGGAGAAAATACCGCAGTTGGTGCTGGTGCAGCAGGAGCTACTACAACAGGTGCTTTAAATACAGT